CGACCAATATTCGGGCTTTGCCCGTCATGGCGGTCTCCCCCGATTTCTCGGAGGTTTCCTTGACCAAATTTTCGATCGGAGTACTGGTCGATTGATCAATGATCCTGATATAGATGCAATCTACGCTGTCAGGCAGATTACTCTGCTTTTCAGCAAGATCCTTGCACCCTGCTCAGATGAGCGAGTGAAAGGTGCTATTCAGGGTTATATTGATTGTGAGAAGTCAGTCAAGTTATCAGATGCGGCACTTAATAGTGCCGATCTAGACCGTTTTAAGCGGCTAGGCCATCTGATATTCCGGGATCTCTTTACGGCAGTAGATAGCGATATCTACTACTCAAGAGTAATCCCCAGGCATGGCCCAGGTACCACCCAGGATCGGACTCTTGGAAACAAGAAGTACCGCTGGAGGACTTGGACTGATCGACTTGAACATTTGTTTCCCGCAAGGGAACATCTTTTCAGTCGAATTGGACTATCTTTCGATGGTCCGCCTGTTGGCTGGCTCGAACCCGGAGCTGAACCACCCGTTAGGGTGATCACAGTTCCTAAAACATTGAAAACCCCACGAATCATCGCGGTAGAACCAGTGCATATGCAATATATGCAGCAGGCTATCATGCTTGATTTCGTGAAACGTATTGAAGAGGATTACCTCTCTTCTGCGTTTATTCGATTCCTCGACCAAGAGCCTAATCAGCGCTTGGCGTGGCGTGGTTCCCTTTTGGGTGACCTTGCTACACTCGATTTGAGTGAGGCATCAGATCGCGTTTCCAATCAGCTTGTTCGAGCCTTGTTCTCTCGATTTCCTCATCTTGCAGAGGCAGTCGATGCTACAAGAACTCGTAAGGCTGACGTAGATGGTCACGGAGTTATCCGTTTGGCCAAATACGCGTCTATGGGTTCAGCTCTTTGCTTTCCAGTAGAAAGTATGGTCTTTATGACCGTTATTTTCTGCGGGATTGAAAAGCAGCTCAATCGCCAGTTAACCCGCAAAGATGTTGAATCCTTTGTGGGCTCGGTACGCACCTATGGCGACGATATTATCGTCCCCACAGGTTATGTGCGTAGCGTCGTCAGTACACTTACAGATTTTGGTCTGAAAGTCAATACTGGCAAGTCTTACTGGACTGGAAAGTTCAGAGAGTCTTGCGGTAAGGACTTCTATGCTGGCTTTGACGTTTCAGTTGTCAAAGTCAGACGTGAGCTCCCTACCCGACGCGAGCAGTCTGACGAATTAGTGTCTGCAGTTTCCCTTCGAAACCAACTCTTCGAGTTTGGATTCTGGAGCGCTGTAGAATTTATGGACAAAGTGATTATGGATTTGATTCCATTTCCTTTTGTTCATCCTAATTCGCCTGCGTTGGGCAGGTTCCAGCATGGACATCATCATGATGTCCAGCGCTGGGACCCTCGACTCCAGCGGCCCTTGGTAAAGGCTGCTGTCGTCGACGCACCTCTACCTCATGATGAGTTAGATGGTGTTGATGCCCTCGCAAAGGTACTTCGGCAGGCCGAACTTCAGGAGTTCCTGAAGGGCGCGTCTGAAACAGTGAAATCTCTATTCGAAATTACCACTGCAACCGACCA